TGAATCTGATACGCCTTCATGTTTATATGTATAATATAGATTCTTATATCCTCTATCTATAACAGGCTGTATTGCAGCCCAACCGACATTTGCGTTTTCTATAACCAATAAAGCTTCATTATATTCTGTTGCAACATTTACTAACATGTTACCGAACTCTTTAGTGCCAGGTTGACCTTTAAACTCGGCTACTTGAGCTACTTTTTCAACATCTATCACATGGAAAGTGGAATAATCAGCTCCATCACCTCTTGCTACATCGGCGACAACTAAATAATCTCTAGTATAATCTGGATATTCCCACACCCAATATTCATTATTTAGCCCCCTAGTCTCAATAGGATCTTCAACCATGTTTTCTTTATACCATTGGAGGAGAGTTCCTGGTACTACCGAATGTCCAGAAGTTATAAAGTCACAGTCACATTCCTGTGCTGCCATCTTCTCTCCTAGAATTTGGCTTTGGTCATTTCGCCAGTCTTGATTTCTTTCTGGGTGTACCGTCCAATGCAGTCTTATAGGATTAAACTTGTTCTCACCATCTTCCGATTTCACCCAAGTTCTATGGAAAAAATTACCAGACCCATTTGGAGTAGATAGGATTACCGCTTTACCACCAGTAGCTAGGGTTTGTTGAGCAGAAGCCCAAATATCATCTATTTCCTTAACAAAAGCAGCCTCATCAATTACTAATAATGATAATGCTTCAGATCTACCAGCATCAGGTGAACTAGATATGGCTTTTATTTGTGAACCATTTGCATATCTAAGAGAAAGTCTATTATCCTCAACAGATTCTGTTTTTAACCAACTAGGAAGATAATGGTGCATCACCCTAACTTTTGTTACAAGGTTTTTAGCAACGTCTTGTTTTGTTGCAATTACCAATACATTAAAATCTTCATTAAAAATCATTGACCATAATGCATACCCAGCAGTTAAGGTTGATATACCTAGCTGGCGGGATTTTAATATTATACTATAGTCGTGATTTTTAAATTCAGTTAAAGATTTTTCCTGGAATGGGAAAAGGTTAAACAATATCTTTCCTCTTTGAGGATGTTGTATATAACAATACTTCCTCATAAAGTGTACAGGGTCAGATGCACACCTGGTATATTCTTCTGATATTATTTGCTTAATTGTTTTCTTTGCCATGACTTATATATAAATATATATTGAGATGAAGTTTCGGCTACTTCTTAACTCTTTTTTCCATTGTACGACCACCAAAATAAGCTCCGATAACTGTAATGAGAACTAGTTGTAGTAGGTCAGTCCATTTTTCTTCTACGGTAAATGCTAATACACCTGCATCTATGAATATCATCAGTACAGTTGACACTACTAAGAAGACTAGGACTAATGGTCTTACATTTTTGGATAACCAAGAATCTGAATTCATATCTGCCGACCATCTGTCAGTGATATTTTGCTCCATTTTAGCTTCATGATTAGTAATCAATTCCTGCATCTTACGTTTAGCTTCAAGTTTCTCTTCTTTCGATGTTGTTAGATTATCTAAAACACCTCCGACTCCTTTAACTAACTCTGTTGCTCCACTTGAAAATATTTTATTTAGAATGCTCATGTTCGTCCTTCAATTCTTCTTTAACTTTTAGTTTTCTAGCTTCAAATTTTGTTTCTAAAGACTCTTTAGATTCTCCACCAGTCCATTCTTCAATATCACCGGCTTCTGTAATGAATCTATTAGCATCCATACCATTTAAAAATTCCTGATATTCCTCAGTCATTTGGTGTATCCATGCTTCATTACTGGATTGGTTAATCTTATTGACATACTCATCATATTTGCCAGCACTTCTAAGATCTTTTTCGAATTTGGCAAGACAGTTAGGACAAAAACCAAATTTTCTATATATTTTTTTATATGCTGGATGAGTCATTCGTGGGTCTTCACATTTTGGACATGTCAAGGGAATTTGAATGGCTTTCCTAGCTTCATCTAACTTATTTACGGTTTGTTTTATCCCGTTTTTAATAGTCCAAGTTTTATTTGATTCTTCCCATACATCACCTTCAACATGTTTAGATTTTTTTACTACGAAACCTGTCTGAACTCTTGTTGTAGCATTATAGTTTCCAGAGACGAGGTTTCTCATTCTCTGAATTCTCTCTTTTGAAAATTGTTTGCTCATTATAACCCTTTTGCTTGCTTAATCCATTTCAAAGCTTCTTTATTCTTAACTGGTTTTTTGATAAACTTCATTACCGATGCTACAACTGAAGAAGGCAGTTGGTCACCAATATCTTCATCTGTATTTATATTAATAAAATTTGAGCCAAATGCAGATTTGTAAGTTTTAAAATTGTCTTGGACTTTTTGCCACGTTCTTTGTACGACCTTATCTAATAACGATCTATCAGTTCTTTTTTTATTTCTTGCCAAAGCAGTTTCTAGGGTTGTATCTACAAAGATCATATATGTATCATAACCCAACTCTTCTATTGACTTCTTTTTAGCAAGTAATACATTAGAAGATCCGCCAGTGCCATCAATTATTATGCCAAGTTTACCATCTAGATAATTATCCATTTGTATTTGTGCAATCTTTCTAGCCTTACCCATAAGCTTTCCATCAAGACTTCGTTCTTCATCAGTTAGATCGTCAGATGATGCTGGTAGGTTATGTTTCTTTTTTAGGAATTCATAAGACTGATCCAGATTAACTATTTTAAGACCCGTCTTAGTCAATGACGATTTAACTTTCTTGGCAGGAGGTATACCGAATATTTTATCAATAACCGTAGATTTCCCAGAACCAGGTCCACCAGCTAAGAACACTGCTTTAAAGGTATATTTGTCCTGTACGGACTCTTTAAGGGGGTTTTTAACGACTTTTAAAGGTTCCTTCACCTTATCTCCATCTGGAGTAACTGGCTTTTTGGCAACTTCCACATCCTTGAAGGTTAGAAATTTAGCTCCGAATGCTTTGGCTATTTTACGGATCTGGCTCTTCCATAACTCATAAGCTTTAGTAGCTTTATAATCTTGTGGATTGGTTGGAGTTGTCTTACCTGGAACTCCTGCTGGGAAATATGTGTTGGCTGGTATCTCTCTATCAGAATGGAATGTTTCGAAATCACTACCGCCCATAGCATAGTCAACGATTTTCCAACCTATCAGGTCAGACATCTTTTGAGAATAGTTTTTATAAGCTCCGGAGGATTTGAAAAAGGTTCCTGGACCATCATCAACGTGATGGGTACTAGTATTATTATCTTCTACTAAATATTCGTTCTGTAGGAATAGATCCAATTCATTTTCGGTTATACCTTCTATAATGCTTTTCAAAACTATACTTTCACCAAGATTTAATTTTGAATAATCAGAAGGTACATATCGAATTACACTTTCACCAAGAGATTTTAACTTTAATTGGTCTTGAACCCATTTTTTACCTATACGATTTTTTATAGGAGTCTTTACAAATTTCATAGCATTACTTATCTTATTCGAGTGCATTTTGCTGAAGTCACCCGTTTCAGAATTATCCACAATCATGAAATTACGACCGAATAAGGATTGGAATTTTCCCATATTATTTTGGACATCTGACCATGATTTCTTTACTAGGTCTTCAGGTAATACTCTTTCTCTTTTTGAATTTCTTTTTAGTGCTATTGGTAATGATGTATTAATAAAAACCATTGCAGTATCATAACCCAATGCTTCTAATTTTTTTCTACGCTTTTCTATTTTACCATAATCATGACCTGTACCATCTATGATTAAACCAAGTCGTCCTTTTTCATATATAGCTTGGAGCTTCTTTTTCATCTCCTTACCTTTTTGTCTTGGATTATCTTTACTTGTGGTATAATAGTTGAAAACTTTAGTGGTTAATTTATCCAGATCTTTAGGATTTACTCCACGCTTCTTAAGGAAGTGTTCAAATGCAGGATCTGAGTTTACTACTTTAAGACCAACTGCTGAAGTTCCTTTCATTATATCGTCAATACCAAATATCTGGTTTGCACTATAAGATTTTCCAGAACCTGGCCCACCAGCTAGAAATACTGCTTTTAAAATTCCTGGATCGTATACACCTTCTAATAAATTCATCATTTTCCTTTAATTATAAATATCAAACTTTAATGGATGAGTGAATAGATCTAGTCATTTTCTAAATCAGATACTCGTTTTTCTAGAGATTCAATTTTTTCCATTGCTTCTTGCAATGCTTTAACTGCTTTTAAATAAATTATGGAATATTTAACCCCTTTAACTATTGAACCAGAAAGTTCAGAATTTAATGCGATTTGGTCATCAGTTGCTGGAAATTCTTTAATTAATCCGGGCATTCCGTTAGCTTCTAAATCTTGAGCCATTACACCTAATTGAATTAAATCATCACCAATAAGATTATAATTTTTAAATTTTAAAGCTTTGATATCGTCCCATTGCGAACTACCAGTTACAATGTTTTCTTTTAATCGGATATCAGAAATACTTCCAATGGTTTGATTTGTGCTATATATATCGCCATTGGCATATACAACCATCTTATCGTTACCATATTTTTGCACTACCAAAGCTTTTGCATCGTTGTTTGATGAATTAGAACTGTCTACTACAGCAATATAATCGTAACCGGTAACATAATCTTTAACTTCTAGCTGACTGCCAGGAGAAGTGGTTCCAATACCAACATCACCATCTGATTTTATTATCATTTTGGTGGATATGGATGTATCTGTTGGTGAATTAAATACTCCAAAGTGCATATCATCTGAATCGTCCCAACCCAAACACATATCACCACTGGATGCTTCCACGCCAAGTCTAACAAATTCAGTATCTGATTCTCTGATTAGAATTTGTGGATTTGTTCCGTCAATGTGTAACAATTGACTAGGTGAACTAGTACCAATACCAACCCTAGCATTTCCAGCGTCTACACATAATGTATTAGATGAGCCATTACCATGTACCTTGAAGTCAATATTTGCTTGGTCGTCATTTATACTTGTATGACCCGAGCTTATCATTAACCGGCTATTGGAGGATGTGTCTTGTATATCTGTTACTGTTAACTGATATATTCCCGAGATGTTTGTAGAACCATCCCCGATTATATCACCATTTGCGTTAATGTCGGATGTAACAGTTAAGTCACTTTCTGCAGCAACATCCCCTGTAAATCTTCCGTCGCCATTAACATCTAATGTCTGTGCTGGCGTGGTCTCATTTACGCCTAATCGTTGGTTTTTATTATTCCACGTTAATCCATATTCTGCGTATAATTGGTTATAGCTATTGTTCGGGGTTCCATCTAAAGGATGATCGACCATTGTTAATCGATATGTACTCTCTGTTATAGTAGCATCAATATCAATTTTATCTGCATTAGATGCTGTAGTTACAGTGCCATTAATCAGACCAGGGGTT